ATCAGGGCCCCCAAAGGAGTATTCTATCATAAACGATTATTTCTTGCTTTTGGGTCTTCCTCTCTTCGCTTTTGGCTTTTCTTTTGGCTTCTCGTCTTCATCTTCGTCTTCGTCTTCGTCTTCGTCTTCGTCTTCGTCCTCGTCCTCGTCTTCTTCACCATCCTCGTCTTCTTCACCATCCTCGTCTTCGTCTTCGTCTTCGTCTTCATCCTCGTCCTCATCTTCGTCTTCATCCTCGTCTTCGTCTTCATCCTCGTCTTCGTCTTCATCCTCATCTTCGTCCTCGTCTTCGTCCTCGTCCTCTTCAACCTTTTTCTTTGCAGCCTTTTTCTTTGCAGCCTTTTTCTTTGCAGGCTTTTCCTCTGCTTCATCTTCCAATGCGTCTTTGACTACCGCAAGTACAGCCTCTCGTAGTTCATCGACATCATCAATTTCATTCAGATCGATTTCATCATCCATATCGTTGATAATGACAAACTTACGAAGTTCCTTTTCCGACATCTTCTGTAGCTTCTTCACATCAGATTCCTTAAATTGTTTAGTTTTTGATTTTGACTCTTCTTCTTCCATACCCATTACAATCTTTTTCTGTTCTTGGTATGTTGGCTCCTTAATCAAAGTGTCTAAACAGAAGACTTTCTTTTCCATATCATCTGAATCATAATCTTTTCGTGTTTTGAATTCAATGCTTGCTACCGACCTTCCATAGGTCTTATCATCTTCAATATCACACTTAAGACTCAATCCACCTTCCCAATCTGCAAAATCATGATAATTATCTTCTTCATCCTCGTTTTGAATTTTCAATTCCAGAAGCTTTCCAAAGTTATACCAAGATACTTCCCAAATCTGAATACCAGCTTTAATATCCTTCCTATCAATAATGTTCATGATTTGACGTTCTTTGGGAAGCAACTTTTTGATAAAATCAGCATCGGCATCAGGATCTCTTCCTAATTTTGCTACATAATCACATCCAGCACATTTCTTTCCAAATGTTCTAGATGTGCAAACAAACGACTGCTTTCCATCTGCACCAAATCCTTTATGAATCCAAAAACGTCTCTCATAATAGTATTCACCTTCGTCTGCTTTTGGATTTCCTTTTCCAACACAATAATTAAGTACATCTATTCTTTTGGCTTCAGCATCTTTAATATACCATACCATGGTATTGGCTGGCACTATTAGACTTGATGGTTCAAAGGATCTCCTTTCTGTTGCAGCACGTTTGACATTTTTTCCTCCACTGCCACGTTTTTTGCGTTGATCTCGTTTGTCTCTCTTTTTACTCAAAGCGATTCTCCTTAATCATTCAATTCCAGTCATCTGTTCCATTTCTGCTTTTATTTTTTTTACCTTGTGCGAGTTGTTTTCCTTTAAACCATCCAAAGGCTCCCCATTTGCTGCAAAAAAATATGATAAATGGAGCTAATAGAATTAGCAAGGATAAATAACATAGGTTCATTTTTGTTTTCCCTTTCGACATTTTTTAGCAACTGTGTTTGAACGTTCACTCTCCATCCTCTCTCTATTATATGAATCTGTTCTTGGGGTAGAAAAATAGTTCTGACCATGCAGCTTAACAAGATTTTCTATAGATGATCTTTTAATATCTAAAGATCCTATCATTGCAAATAGTAAACTCACTTTATATTGGGCATCATTAACTTTCTTTTGAGCTTTCATATATTCGTCTTGTAAAACGATGGTATGAGCAATAACTGTTTCTGTTACTTTGTCTGGTAGATTGTATGCAGATGGATTCGAACGAATCAAACCATCTAATGTAGCCTTGATAGCTTTGAATGTTGATTCAGCCTCAGCCTCACGTAGACGTGCTTCAGCCAACTCAGAAGCGTATGTCATATATATACGTGGCTGTATACAGCATTCTCTGTCTAAATCATCTTTGTCTACATCTAAAACAGGTTTGTCTACGAATACTTTTATTTGTTCTTTGGTTTTATATGCATAACTTTTGTTCTTGGTCTTCTTCGTTTTTTCTGCTTTCTTGGTCATCTGAAATCTCCTTTGTTTTCATTGCTAAATCATTACTATATTATCAGCATTTTTTGCGATTTTACTCAAAAAAATTTGTTTTTAGACGTTTAATCGTCTTTTTAATGCATCTAGCGTGCCCCTCAAGCGACGATCTCTCTTAAAGAGCATCATAGTAGCCCCTTTGTGTTTAATACGTCTCACATCACATCCCATTTATAATTTCATAACAACAAGCAACCAATCCTGCTGATTTACAATCATACCAGTTATCTCTAAATACTTGAATAATTTGAAAAGCTCTATCATCTTTACGTCCATTAATCAAAATTGCTTTTGCATAACCAAGTATCATCCATCGCATCCCTTCTGCATCCTCTTTTTGTGTGTCTTTCAATACCTTAGCCATTTGCATCCATGTTGTACGTGGATTAACTAATGTACGTGCAATTTGAATGGCGGCTGCTTCAACAGAGGCTTCACTGATTGCTTGCAACTGATCTTTCTCTTTATCCAGCAAAGCAATCTTATCTAAGAACACCAATGCATTTCTTGCTGAATCATCTGACAATGAAACGATTTTGTCTGATACTGCTTTGGATATTTTTATCTTCTCTTTTGCACATACACGTTTAATTATCTCATTAATGGAATCAGATGTAAGTGGTTTAATTGGGTATATTGTTGCACGGGAACGTATAGTAGCTATGAGTTTTTGTGGATCTGTTGTGCAGAGGATGAAGTAGACATGAGAAGGGGTATCTTCAAGAATCTTGAGAAAAGCATTTGAAGCCTCTCCTGTCAACATATGACATTCATCCATCAACCATATTCTAGTCTTACCTTTCATAGGTCTTATGTGTGCTTTTTGTTCTATATCACGAATGGTATCAACACCACGCTTGTTAGCACAATTTAGTTCTACAAAATCCCACTTGCTACATTTCAACTCTTTACGAACTATTCTTCCAACTGTCGTTTTGCCACATCCCTTAGGACCACACAATAAGATTGTATGTGGAAGTCGCTTGACTTCCATCATTTTTTGTAATGACTTCGTAACTTGTTCTTGTCCAATTACATCAGAGAAACTTTTCGGTCGATGTTTCTTATACAATTCTAACATGTGTTTTTATCCTTTCTATTTCATTTTAGATTGTGTAAGATTAGATTCCAATTCTTCAATTCTATAGTATAACATGGAAACCTTTTCCTGTTCGTCTTTCAATTTTTTGTGAAGACAAGCGATACGATTGATAAATCCTAAATTCTCTCTTATCTGCGAATTTAGATCGTTTGTAGTTTTTGTCAATTCTCCTTCCAGTTTAAACATTACTTCATGAAACGCATCTTCTAAACCTTCTATGTGACTTTTCAAGTTACAATTTTCTTTTCTACGTTGCTCATTTTCACTTTTCAAAAACTCGCATTTATCTTCCGCACTCATAACTAACTCCTCATATTTGAACTATCACTTTTGCTGGTAAATTATTTTTTGCTGTCTCGATATGTTCCCATTCACCACACCACATATTATTATCAACAGCAGGCCAAACAGAATAACAAGTCACAAGACCATCATGTTGTTCTGCTTCTTTTATTTCTGGTGGATTAATATGACATTCTAATTGCAATTCTTTATATATGGCTGACTGAGAATACCAACAACAGGCACAACACAGTTCTACTTTACCTATCTTTTTCATAATGTCCTCATATCTATTTTTGCTTTCTTATACCATGATTCTCCCATTGGAGCTATTTCGCATTCTGCTTCAATAGGAACAATAATCCATTTCCAATGCTTTCTCAACTTTTTTGTCATAATATCATATGCGATTTCTATATAGTCTTTCATTTCACCTTTTGCAATATCAGCTAAAACACTATCATGTATCTGACCGATCAAAACTGTTTTCATATGATATTTTTTTATAGCTTTTTGAATTTTAATCAGACACCATAGAAGACAATGAAATGCGGATCCCTGAACAGGATAATTGCTCGCTTGCTTTTTGTCCATCAATCCACTACATCGAAAGCCAGTATATGTATCGAAATAACCTTTCTTTACATACGCATTCCACCAATCCCATTTCCACTGACCATATACTGCAAATTTTTCTTCCCAAAATCTTTTCTCAACTTGTTTGATATGATAAATAAACGTTCCAGGCTTTGGTGGAATATTAGGATTCAATTCACCCAATCTACAAATACCATGAGCTTTAAGATGCTTCTTTAATGGAATTCCTTGAGCCGTTTTCAAATTCATTCTAGTAATAGCTACCCACAAACTTCGTGCGCATGAAAAGAACCAATCACCATAAAATTGAGGAAATACAAATTTGTTTTTTGAACAATAACGAATATCTTTCGTCATTTCTTCCAACAATAGAATATAGCATTCCATTGCCATATCTCTATGCATATCTGTTGTTTCATCTCTAATATATGTGAGGAGATTTGGATCTTTATTATAACAGGCAGAAACTCGAACTTCAATACCTGCAAAGTCTAATTCAGATATTTGTCTATCTGATGCTCTCGGTATAAAATTAGGACGTATGATTTCGGCAGTCTCTGGATCTCTGATCGGAATATTTTGTGTATTTGGATCACTTACCGAACTTCTAAATGTCGCTGGGATGTGAAGATTAAAACAAGGATGTAAAAATCCATGAGAATCAACTTCTCGAAGTATACCACCCAAGTATGTACTTCTAACTTTCTTTAATTTTTCAAGCTGTAAAAATATTTTTACGAATGGAATGTTAATATCCTCTATCGCTTCTTTGTCTGCTTTCCATCGACCTTTAGCTGTAGTAGATGCTCCTTTGATTTTCAATTCTTCATATAAAATCTTACCTAATTGATTTTTACTTCCAATATTTGTTTTAAGTCCGTATCTTCTTCGCCACAATTTATAAACTTTTCTGCAACTACGACCTTCTTTTAAATCGGATGTTAATTTAGCTATGTCTATGTCAATGCTTTTAATGGTTTTTTTCAAGTAATCTAAATCGATTTTCATTCCATTGTGTTCAATTTCAGATAAACAAATAGTTCCAGTATGAAACAACTTGTAACCTTCGTTTGTTATAGGTCTCATAAAGAGCCTTCCTCATTACAGGCATCACATACTTTAATATCATATACTGGAGCTACACCCTCTGAAGTGAATAATTGAGTTCCATCCTCTGAAGTGTATATTTTTCCAAGTCCAAAACATTTAGGACATATGTCTTTTTTTTCTTCCAATGTCTTGCGTTCTGCTTTCAAATCTCTGTCTATGGCGTGTTTAGATGTGAATTGTTCTGGATAACGTTTTTTTAACTTTGCAATGTTGAGTTCCATAACCTCTTCTAACGTCCATTGATTTATTTCTAGTATGATACGTATGTTCCACATTATGGATATTAATTTATATTTGATGTCTGATATGTACAATTCTCTGGAATAAAACAAGCTCTTCTTAATGACATCCAGCATGTTTCCAGATTCAATACAGCATCCAATCACACTATGATATATTACAGTATTTAATGTTTGTTGTAGTGGATTTACTTGTAATGTGGTGTTTTTGTCTGTGAGGACTTCAAATTTTAAGTGACAGGCATCTAGTATCACACCTATATACCACAGCATATCCCCCACTTCTTCTTTCAAATTTACTTTATCCAAATATCCTTCATAAAACATACTCTGCCTGACTGCTTCTAATAATTCTCCAGCTTCAGTACAGCATCCAATCACACCATGTAAAATTCGCGTGTCAATTTTTCCATTAAAGTTTGGAGACTCTGAACGTAGTACACTCTTGATATATTGTTCTGGTGTCATTTCAACCTCTTCATTTCTTTCTGTTGAGATTTAAAAATTCCCCATTCTACGATGGAATCCATACCGTTGTATAGCAAAACATCATTTATTGAAAGTTCTTTGATTCTATTGATTCTCTTTTTTTTCTTTGCTTTGAGATAGGGCTTGATGTGTGCATCGTATCCTTCTACACCCATCCTTACGAAAGACTGAAATTTTACTGATGTAATCCCTGATCTATTATCCAATACATGTGCTGCAATCATTGTATCCCAATACCAACCCTTCACACCAAATCCCAGTTTTCTTTTTGTCCACCGGTCCTCGAATTTTATATTTGCGCCCACTTTTGAAATTTTGCTTCTGAAGAGTTCTACTGAAGCGTCAATTGCTTCGGCTTCCCATGGATATGCTATTGTCCTCTTTCCATTTTGACATATGGAGCAAGAAACAATCTCTGCTCCTATCTCTTCTGGCTTAATGCATGTTGTTTCGTAATCAAATGAAACAGATGAGGCACGTCTTATCATCTCTCTAATTGCTTTTGCTGCTTGAGATGGTCGTATGATAATTTCTACTTCTTTTTTGTAATCAGGTATTTCCACCCATGGCTTTGCTTCATGTTTAAATGCTTTTTTGAGATGATTACGTACAATTATTTGGAGTAGATCGTTCTTTGTTCTAAGAAGATGGGAAGGATGATATGTTGGACACACCCACGCATTCAATTTTTGTGAAGGGATGTTCCATCCTACCCATTTCCTCAATGTATTTCCCATATCATCTTTCCAGATATAGGGAATCAATGATTTTACTGCTGACATTCCAAGTAAAATAATTGTGTGGGGCTTCAGTTTTTTAATCGTCTTGATTAGATTTGGACGACAAGCTATAATTTGATCGTCTGTGGGTGTATTATTTCCCGGAGGGCGACATATAATCACATTTGTCTTCCAACAATCTTTGTCTAATCTTACACCAATGGATCTTAGCAAATTGCGAAGCATCTGTCCTGCTTCTCCAATTAATTGTATTCCTTCTTTATCCTCAGTTTCTCCTGGCGCATCTGCCACAATGAGAATCTTTAATTTCCCATCTCCCGTAGGTTTCATTCTTGGACTATGGCATCCTTGATACAATCGACACATACCACATCGTGGTATGGTTAATGTTGTATTGTATCTTGAGAGTTCACTTTGATTAAAGAATCCTTTTATCATTCTGTTCTCTCCGCTTCCATATATGCTCTATCACGTTCCTCGGGTGGCAAGTCGTAAAAGTCAGCACAATCATTTCGACGACACGCCGCATCTTTGATTGCGGCACGTTCTTCCGAAGGTAGATCCCAAAACCCATGATTACAGACAATTCCATCGGCTCCAATACCCATTTTATTCTCCTTTTTTATCTCTTTTATATGCCTTTTGTAATTTCATCCAAGCATCTATATAATTACTATAGATCGAACAAAGACTGTAACTTTTGCACACATGGCATACCTGTCTAAAATGATTTTGCATACACTCAGTCATTTTTATTTTTGCTCTAATATATCGTCCAACATAATTACGAAGATTCTTTTTCGGTTTCATCTTCTGGAATCCCAATGGAGGAAACATAACTGAAATTTGTGCCCATTCCAGCTCTTAATTTATCCTCACATAGCATACATTCATTATACTTTTCAATGATTTCAATTAGGACTGTCGGTGTGATTGTGAAGCACATTGGCTGTTTGTTATATCTGATCTTCTCTGTTCTTCTATACCACCCATGCACACTCTGACCTACAACTGTGACTTTTCCAGGCTTCAGATTGATAACGACGTTGTTTTCCTCCCCATCAATATCTGCAAACAACGCTGCTTTTTCTGTCGCTTGTATGAGACCCTTCGGTAATGATGTTTTGACGCCTTTCACTGTAAGAATTTCTTCAAGCGATGGGTATTCTTCAATGAACAAACGACAACTCAGAATCAATCCATTCAAGTTCTTGAAATGAATCCACGTCTTCGTCATTCCAAATTCAGTCATACCAAATGAAGTTACATACTTTAATGCTTCTTTACGCACAAGAATAGATTTCTTGAGACCTGTTGTCATTTTGAATCTAGCAGCTCTGAAGTTATCACAGGCTTCAACCCAATCAGGATGAAGATGAATACAAGTCAAATGAAATTGTGTTTCATCTTTCCCCACACATGAACCAACCAATGCAATAGCATCAGAAAAATTATCTGCAATAGCAGTCCATTTCTTAGGCTTTTTGATTGCATCAATTGGTAATAAAATTTTCTTTTCTATAGGAAATCCAGCAGACCATCTTCCTTTCCCTTTAATTCTCAACTCTCTACCTCTGTTTTTATGCTTTCGAATTTCTATCTGGATGATCTTATCTGTCAATTTTCGTAGTAAGGATAGTAATTTGTCAGCTAATACTGCACCTTCAATATTCAGACATGTTTTTTGACAACAAGCAACCTCTTCATTATATGTATATACATACCCACCACGAAATACAACACAAGAGCTTTGCTCAATTACCTCTCTTGACGAAAGCCCAGCACTCACAGATTCCAACTCTTTTAACAATTGTTCACGTTCTACGGTAATCATTTATGATCTCCTTGTATTACATTTTAATTTCATAGTTTGCCGTTGTATACATTTTGAGTTTTGTAGCTGTATAGATTTAGTAGTCGCTGTTCTGGTTTGTTTCTATTTGGATAGAAGGACATCATAATGGATATCGCTTTGTCAATATACTCTTCCGCTCCTCCACCAGAAAAGAATATTGTTAAGGGCCAAGGTCGTTGTGGAAGTGATCTTGCGAATTCATAAAAGAATCTGAGATTGGCTTTAGCTCGCTCGCTGTTGTCTGTTGCAAGTTTAGTTGCATCAATCCCTATATACTCTAACCATGTTAAAATATTCTTCTCTTGTCCTCTCCCAACTCTTTCTAAAATTTTAGATCGTTTTGATTTTTTCACTCTAACAATTGCTTCCTTTTTAAACTTACCTGATTTAATCACTCTTTGCTCTACAGACTTAATACGTCCATGCTCCTCAGACACAGCAAAGATGTATGGCTGTACTAATTTAGCAATCCCTTTTACATTCTCTCTACAAAATACAAATTTTCCACTTATCAGTCTTGGAACCAATATCTCACCAAAAGCACCTCTCTTGATCCACGTTGTAGAATCAACAGAGAACCACGGATACTTTACAAGCAATTCATGCTTTGTAATACCAAATCCATGAAACTTCAAATCTGGATACTTCTTCGCTATACTGAAACAACAATCTAACCAATCCTCTGTAGCTTTTAATTGTGATCCACGTATGACCATCCCACCTAAACCAATGAACCTATGTCCTTCATCAATATATTTTTGAAGATAGGTCATATTTCGTTTGGGGTCAAAGTGAACTACAGGGACAGGAGTAAGTCCTTTCTTCTCCAACCATTTCTGATTTTCATAGGACAGTTTATCGTTCCCAATTGCATCTATATTTGCATAGTAATCTATAATGCTGTTGTGCTTTTTTAGGAACTTGACATACTTCCTCCTGTAGTCCTTAAAAGCATCCGTCTTATAGTAATCCCACTCGCTCTTATGCTCCTTCTTTTTGAACACTCTTGATTTTGCTCTCTGCGAGAAAGCACCAGAATCTAGAAAGTGTTTATCCACAGATGTCATATATCAAACCCTTCTTAGTTGGAAGCAGATGTTTGAATTTCAATCGTGCATTGCGAGGTCTCATTCCAGTCTCTTCTCCAATACGTTCCCACGTAGTTCCCTCATACTCACCTCTTGCAGTAAGTCGTAATCTATTATGTACCCACCATATTTGATTTGCATTGAGAGGTGTATCATTCATGTCGTTAGGATTTATCCAATGTTCATTAGAAGCAAAATTTTCTCTTGGATTCTTTTTATTCAGTAATGGGCCATTCCAAGATGGATTCTTTCGTGCGTTTGGGGGAACGGTTTTATATTGAAGACACATTTTTTCCAGTTCTTTTAGAATCCCTTGTATTTTATAGTCAAATAGGGATCTTATTTTTCTTAGATTGTATCCTTTAAGAAAGTATCCTAACAAAAGATTTTTGTCTTCCTTCGTCCATTCATCTCCTACAACTCTTTTGCCATCACCTTTGTCACGTTTTATTTCTTCTTTGGTAAAGTCATTAAAATTTGGTAAGTCTGAAAGTAATACATATCCTGGAATGTGTTTTTTGCTGCTCATACTCCCTCCGATCTATCCTCTTTTACTTTGTCAGTGTGAGGACAGTTGATAGCATAGAATGACTGTCCCCATTCACGGAAGCACTTTGAACAGACGTTATGGATGCGACAAGCAATACTATAATAGGGGCTGTTTCCGTCGTTTAAAGTACGCCACCAGCCATATGAAAATAATGCGTAATCACACGTTGGAATCAGCTTCAGGATTTCTGCTTTATATTTGTCGAGCCACTCTTGAGATCGTTGTACACTCCAATTACCATTTATGAATTGACAATGCTCATCCTTCACCTTTGGAAAGGCTTCTTTTATAGCAAGAAGATTGTGATGAACTTGAAGATGGTCTTCATATTTGGACTCATCTTCAAACAAACACCCACATTGGTCACATTTATCAATTGTAATTTTCATAATACTTCCTCCGATTCATCCTCAAGTAGAATCTCATTGCGTAGCAAGCAGTTATCACATTTATGGCAGGGAGTAGGGAAGTAACAGGAATGTGTTTTTGAATAATCTATCGCACACTCTTTCCCTATCGTATCATATACATCTGCTTTGCTTAATCTACGCTCATAGAATGGTGCACGAAAACGAACTTGATAACTGAATCCCATCAAAGACAAAATATTCATTGTGTCTACAAATTGTGGGCTGTTGTCGCCAGTCAATAATTTTACAGAAGACAATCTTCTCTTCCACTCTTCCTTCGAATACAGATACCCCGCCCACAATTCGTCTAATTCCAACGAAGCACAAAATCCCATTGCATACAACACCATAATTGCATTTCTGCCCTCCACCAGAGATTTTTTATATCTTATTTTATCCCACTCATTCAATGGATCTTTTTCATCACATTTGTAGTTTGAATCAAATAGAGCTGGACTATAACGTTGAAAATTGTGAAACGTGAGATGAATAACTTTAAGCGGTAGTATACGATGACTTTCCTGTTTCAATTTTGTAATGTGCCATCGTACCAACTCCTCTTGTATTGCAAATGCTGTATGTCCATAGTCAACTGTAATTGGGTATACTGAATGTCCTTTCGCAACAGCCTCATAAAACAAAGCAGTAGAATCCATACCACCAGTTACCATAATTCCAATCTTCATTTCTTCTCCTTCTAACTATAGCAACATACGATTTCTTGTAACTCTTTTGGATGTCGATTCTTTTTTACTGATTCCTCATAGAGATTTACCAATTGTGCTTGTGTTGGCTTATAATCTAACATATCTTCGATCTTATTGTTTTTGAATGCCACATACTTTCTCAAACACGAACGACACTCTCCACATTCCATAATTCCACCCTTGTAACAGGAACGAGAGTTTTTCAATAATTCTGCCCTAGTTCCAAACAGTTGAAGCCATTCATGTACAATTTCTGTTTTGGTCTTATCTTTGAAAGGCATTTCTATTTCAAAGTGCATTGCTTTGTAGGGCATCTTTTCTTGAACACTGCCAAAATAATTCAATACCACACCACATAATGATTGAAACACTCTATCTTTATCTCGCGTTGTATCACCTAATGTAGCACCAATGGTAATTCTGTTGCCAAAGTTTGCTGCAAGCATTGCAAATAAATAATTGCGAAATGGGATTATTTTGTTTGCAAGTTCAAATTGTTTCAATGGAAATTCTACAATGGTAACTTGATTGTCAAGACCTTGCATTTCTCGTTTGCTGTCCGCTGTTCCAATATCAAAATAAACGATTTCATCAAAACGATACGAAATATTGTAACGTAGAATGAAACTATCCAAACCACCACTATACAACAAAACTCTCTTGTCAACTTCTTCTACAGCCATTGTAAGCCTCCTGCATTTCTATCGTCAATATAAACATCTGCTCTCAACTTTCCCATCGCCAATGCATGATACCGAATTCCCAACACCCGTAATTGTTCTTCTGTCTCTTTACGTATGCTTTCCGATCTCGCAGTATAAATGACAATAAAGTTTGTAGGATCTTCATACAGGGCATTGACTTTCTCCGGCCATTGAGACGCTGTAGCATCAAAGTCGATTGCAATTACATGCATGTCTTCTCCAATACTGTGTATGATTTTCCCGCAGGACTGTTCCACCAAAATAGTTTCTTCAATGGGAGTTTTAGTTTTTGAATTAGGATGTCAAAGGATTTCTCTGTGAATAGGTGTAGATGTTCTGGATGTCGAAACATCATATCAGGACCATACAAGTGACTTGCGTTGTCTGTCGCTATATGTATCCTTCCAGTTTCATATAAGGCATTACAAAGAAGTTCTATGCACAACATTGGATCTTTGAAATGTTCGATAACTTCAATTAAAAAGATGTTGCCAAATCGCAAATATGGAGGATCTTTTATCCCTGATATTTCTTCAATGGGTCCAATTAATCTGTTTGCTTTTGGAATGAGACAATCATTGTGTGATGGAATTAGGTCTTTTAATTCATTGTAATATATTTGAGGATGAAGTCCTGTGTTTATGATATATCTTTGAACCTGAACGAGAAAATCACCATTTGCAGCTCCAACCTCAAGTGCTGTT